GCTTGTCGGCGTGCTCCTTGTTATCTTTCTCATCCTGTTTCTGACCGGAAGATTGTAATGGCTAACCCTGGTCGTACACGTCCCGCCTCTCTTGGACCGATCGATCCGGATGAGCCGCCGATCCCGCAGCTGTTCCCGAAGCTGCAGCAGGAGCTGGATACGTCGGGCTATGCCAATCCCGACGAGGACACCGATTATATCGCCGCTATCCATGCGATTATCGAGGATGCGCGTGATTTCAATGACAGTTATCTGCGGCCGGCGCGGGAATATGCGACCGCGCTCTACAGCGGTCATATTCCTAACGTTGCCGACGAGGGCCGTTCGTCGATCGTCTTGACCGAGGTTCGTGATCTGGTGCTGGCGATGATGCCGTCGCTGATCCGGTTGTTTACCAGTCAGGAGCACCCGGTTAATTTCATGCCGCGGACCGAGGATGACGTCCCGATGGCCGAAGAGGCCATGGACTACGTTGCTTATGTCTGGAATTACGACAATCCCGGTTTTCTAAATCTGAATGCGTTGCTCAAGGACGCGCTGATCAAGCGCACCGGCATCGTCAAGTGGTGGACGGAGCGCGAAGCCGAGGTCATCGAGCAGACCTATACCAATCTGACGCTTGAGCAGCGCCAGTACGTCATCGCGCAGCCGCGTGTCCAGGTTGTCAACGAAGAGCGTCGCGATAGCCCCAAGATCGAGGGCGCGGCGCCGGGGCAGCCCACCGTCGGACCTCCCGGGCCGATGGAGGCGGCGGGGCCGCCCGGTCCGGCCACGGGGCCGGGCGGACCTCCGGTTGGCATGGGTAAAGTGATCGAGCCGCGCTTCGATCTCACCGTGCGGCGGCTCAAGCTGACGCCGAAGCACAGGATCATGGCGGTCCCTCCGGACGAGTTCCGGATCAGCCGCGAGGCGCGCGATGTGCGGACCGCCGCCTGTGTCGGGCAGGAACGGTTGGTGCCGCTCTCGCAGTTGATCGAGATGGGCTATCCCCCGGGTGACATCGCCGATGAGTATGCCGGCTCCGGCCCGAGCTACTCGACGGTCGAGCAGGACGAGCGCAATCCCGGTGGGATGGGCATGATGCTCGCCAATGCGCGCGATGCCTCCCAAGGCGATCCGCTGATCTGGTACGGCGAGTGGTATATCCGGATCGACAAGGACGGGGACGGCGTCCCCGAGTTGCGGAAGATCTGCACCATGGGCGATGGTGACACCATCGTCATGGACGCGCCGGCGCCGCGGGCCAAATTTGCACTATTTTGTCCTGATCCCGAGCCGCATACCGCCATCGGCCATTCGATCGGTGAGCAGGTCGAGGACCTGCAGAACATCAAGACCAACATCTTGCGCAACTACCTCGATGGGCTGGCTTCGACGATCATGCCGCGGCTGGTGGTCGTCGACACGATGGTCAACCTCGACGATGTGCGGAACAACGAGATCGGTTCGATTATCCGGGCGAAGCAGGCCGATGCCGTCGTGCCGCTGGTCACGCCACCGCCGCCACAGTCGATCCAAGCGACCCTTGAGTACCTCGACCTGATCGGGAACCGGCGCACCGGTGTGACCGAGCAGTCCAAGGGGCTTGATCCGAAAGCCATTCAATCGACGGCGACGCCAGCCGTGCAGATGCTCGTCATGGGGGCGCAGGAGCGTGTTGAACTGGTCGCCAGGACTCTCGCCGAGACTGGCTTCCGCGATATGTTCAAAGGCTTGCTGCAGGAGATCGTCGAGAATCCGATCCCCGAGCGGATGATCCGGTTGCGGGGCAAGTGGACCAAGGTCACGCCCGATCAATACGACGCGACTATGGACGTCGAGGTCAATCCGGCCATCGGCCGCGGCTCTGATCAGGACCGCATTCAGATGCTGTCGCAGATCCTGCTGATGCAAAAGGAGATCCTGCAGACTCAGGGCGTCGATAATCCGATGGTCGGTCCCATGGAGTTTCGCAATACGATCACCGACTTGATGGCGATCTACGGGTTGAAGAACGTCAGCCGGCACTTCAAGCCGATCGATCCGGTGCAGCTGCAGGCGGCCCTTAAGGCGGCCGGTGAGAAACCGAATGCGGATATGGTCTACGCCCAGGCCGAGGCTGATAAAGTTCGGGCGCAGGTGGTCAAGACACTGACCGATGCCAAGGTCAAGGTCGTCGAGATGGGGCTCAAGGACGATCTCGAGCGTGACAAGCTGGATGCCGAGATCGCGATCAAGGGCGCCGAGATAGAGACCAAGGGCGCTGAGCTCGATCAGGATGCCGTGCAGATGGCGATCGATGCGACCCGGCCGGAAGCGGCTAAATCTTCGGCCGAGGGTATCCCTGAGCCTCCAACCCAATCCTTTGCCTCTCAGGAGCCCGTACAGCCCCAAGAGCCGCCGGCTGGTATCCCACAGCCTCCAGGGCCGCAACAGCCCTCCACGGGGCTCCTACCCCCCAAGCTGGCCGTTCCAGGGAACTTGCCACCGGACTTTAACCTGCCACCAAGCTTCGGGAGGCGTCGATGAGTGAGCCGATCGACATGCTGCAGCGTGATGAGCGGGCCGCCGAGGCGCGGGATTTGCTCGACAATCCGCTGTTGCAGGAAATCTATCAGAAGCTTGAGTCGGAAGCCGTCGAGGCTTTGCTGCGTGCCGAGCCCGGTTCGTCGGTGGCGACGGCGAGTCATTTGCGGATCATGGCGTTGCGGTCGATCCAGGCCGAGCTGACCCGTTTGGTTGAAGACCCCAAGATGCTGCGTGCGGCCAGTGAGCGTCGGCGCCGGCTATCCACATAGGTGACTTATGGCTGATACAGATTTGGCAGACCACTTCGAGGACGTTCTTGATCGCGAGGAGGGCAAACCTGAGCCGCAGCGCCGGGAGAAGTCCGAGCCCGAAGAGGGTATCGATCGGGAAGATCTCTTCCCACAGCGGGCGATAGAGGGTGAGCCTAGTGAGGCGGATGAGCCGCAGGATATTGACGAAGAGGACGAGGACGCGGATGATCGTCCGCCTAAACCCGATGATGAGGAGGAAGACGAACAGGCTGAGCTCGATCTGAATCAGGTCGTGCGGGTGACTGTGGACGGACAACCAGCCGAAGTTTCGCTCCAGGAAGCACTCAACGGTTATGTCCGCGCCGAAACTTTCCACCGCCGTCTGAACCAGCTCCAGCAAGTCGCAAATCAGATTAATCAAGAACGAGCAGACCTCACGCAAAAGCGTGACTACTACTCGGGATTGATCCCGCTTTTGCAGGACCAACTAGCTTCATTGCAGCCGCAGGAACCCGATTGGGACAAGCTCTACGACGAAAATCCCGTAGAAGCGGCCAAATTGGAACGCCAGTGGCGCATGTACCGAGAGAAGCTAGGGCAGATGCACTTCGAGCACCAGAAGGTGCGAGAGGAACAAGCGCGGGAGCGGGAGCGGCAAGAGGCGATTTCTGAGGATACGGAACGACGCAAGCTTGTCTCGTGGGTGCCTGAATGGACCGACGGCAAGCGGTGGGACCGGGACCGGAAATCGATGATCCGCACCGCATTGGCGTACGGCTTCTCGGAGCAGGAACTCAACGGTTTGCGTGACGCGCGTCAAACCCTCGTTCTGTCAGACGCCACCAAATGGAGGGCTATGATGGCTGCCAAGCCGAAGCCCGTCAAACAGCAAGGTTCCTTGAGGCCGGGTGCTATCTCGTCAAGAGCCGCCCCCAATGGTCAAGCCCGAGCTGAGCGCCGTCTCCAACGTACTGGCAGTGTCCGTGACGCTGCCCGTGCATTTGAAGTGGATCTCGATCGCGAGGGGTAACCATGGCCAAAGTAGCCAATGCAATGACGACATATCAGGCGGGCGGTAACCGCGAGGATTTGAGCGACCGCATTTATAATATCGATCCGTTCGACACGCCCGGGGTGTCGATGATCGGGCGGCGCAACGTCAAGAACCGGACTTTCGACTGGCAGACCGAGAATATGCCGGTCGTCGATGCCAATAACGCCCAGGAAGAAGGGTTCGAGCTCGTCCGTTCGCCTTCGGTGCCGACGGTGCGGCAGACCAACCTGACGCAGATTTCGAAGCGTGATGCGACCGTGTCGGCCTCGCAGGAGGCCTCCGACGCCGCCGGCAAGAACTCCGAGATGGCCCACCAGATGGCCATCAAGTCGAAGATGCTGAAGTCTGACGTCGAGACGATTGCCTTTAGTCGGCAGGCCAAGTCCTCGGACGACAGCACCACCGGCATTCGCAAGACCGAGAGCATCCCGCACCAGATCGCGCGGGCGCCTAACAAGGCCGGTACCAAAGGCACCCACGTCTTCGGCACGGTGACCGGCCTGCCGGTCGCCTCCACCGATCCGTGGACCGATCCGGCCGACGTGCCGTTCACCGAGACCATGCTTGGTGATGCCATGGCGGTGGCCTATGCCGATGGCGCCGAGCCGACGCGGTTGATCGTGCCCTACAACATCAAGCGCGGCTTGGTGAACTTCAAAGGCCGCGAAAGCACGCAGGTGATGGTTGGCAAGACCGAAGTCGTGGCGACGGTCGATATCATTGCCACCGATGGTGGCCGGGTGACGGCGATGCCGTCCCGGTGGCTGCCGATCGACATGGGGCTGCTGCTCGATCCGGAATATGCCCGGCTCGCGTTCTTTCGGAATTTCCGGCAGCACTCGATTGCGAAAATCGGTGACGCCGAGACCCGGTTCATTGTCGTGGAATGGGGCACCCAGGTCGATTCCGGGCTCGCTCACATCGTCTTCAACGGAATTACGCCGACGGTTGCCGGGGCCTTGATGGCCACGACCGCCTTTGTCGAAAATCCGGCGGCGCAGGGCCAGCTCTCAGCCGAGGAGCAACAGCGGATTGGCCGGGTACCGCCGCCTCCGCAGCTGGAGCCGGCCAAGCCGAAGGAGTCCGTC